AGCCAATTGCGGTGCGTGTTAGAAAACTCAGTTACGATTTCCTCGATTTGCTTTTTGTCGTAGCGTTTATCCGTAGACATACGGATAAGCTGTGATTTTGTCAGCGACGTCTTCTCGATGTTGGCTGTGTTCTCGTGCAAACTCACGTTGTCGTTGACGCAGAGCATGTTGCTTGGGTGGATGGACCTGAACGTCGGGCGCATCTCGTACTCTCTAGCCGTTCGCTTGCCTTTGTGGTTGATTACAGCCTTCTTTTCCCAGTGTGGGAAGCGGGCGAACCCGATTCCGTAGAGAAACTGGTTATGGGTGAGCATACCGTAGGCTGTGCGGAAGCCGCCTTGCACGATTTGGTCCATGAGCTTGCGGTCGGCGCGTTTTGCGGCGCCCGCCGCGACAGAAACCATGCGTGCCTGCTCCACTTCCTTGAGCTTACCCGCTTCGCGGCGCATAAAAGCGATGACCTCTGGTGCTGGGTCACCCTTATGGTCGACGAGGGCGTCGGAGAGTCCCCCGCCTCGGGCGATAAGCCTCTCTTGTAGGTCACGCTGGATGGATTCTCGTATGTTCTGACGGCTTGCGTCGTCCAGCTCAGGCTCCGGCGTTGGCACGGCGCTTAGGATATGGTCCATGTGGTTGATAACCAGGTCGCGTTTCCAACCCCTCGCGGCAGAAACTTTCTGCGCTGTGATACCAACGTATCGCGTTGGGCAAAAGCCGAAGGCCGACTGGATTTTGGCTGCTGTTTCTGGGGTGTACTCTTTGCGCATCTGCAGGTCTGCCTGCTGGATGATGGTGCTGAAGGACTTATTCTGGAACACGACGCGACTATCGACGCTATCCTGCGCTCGGTTGGTGCGCTGCATCACAATCTTTGCGATTGAGTCTTTAGCTAGGTCGTCGATTTTAATGGTCATTTGTTTCCTTGTACGCTGATTATCCCCAAGCGCCAACGCTACCTGTACCACGCTGTCGTAGTTGGCTTAGGCGCATAGGTTTCTCGAAGGATTGTACCGCAGGCGCAGCGTTGTAGGTTTGCGCTCCGGCTTTTGCTATGGCGTAAGTCATGAAGGCGTCGGCACAGTGGCTGGTAAAATCGTGGATGGCTTGCGCTGTGACTACCTTGCGGGTGGCGTCAAACCCGAAGCGATACTGAGATAGCAGTTCTAGCACTGGGGTGCAGCTTTGTTGCTTGGTGTGGTCCGGGTCATCTATGCTAGCGTCCAACACCGGGTTTTGGTGGATTATGGTTCGACCCATTAGCCTAGCGCCTAGGGCGTACTGCAACTGCTTGTCCGTTTGTGGGATACGGGTGAAGTTAATCCCGAAGTTCTTAGCCGTTTGGATTCGGGATGCGCCCGTTCCCCACTCGCGCACGCTGATGTCGTGGGGGGCGTAGTGCTTGGAGTACATGTATGGCTTGCCCGCCAAGACTTTGGCGAAGTGTTCAATGCCCGAGTCAGTAGCGCTGTAGTGGTCTATCAGCCTCTCTTGGCCCCCTATGCTTTGCCAGAATAGCACACAAGTGTCATCCCCCATTCCGATGTCCCAACTGGTACTGCACGAAAATCTAGGGTCCCAAGCCGCAAGCCCAAGGCGGTTGTCCTCTCGCAACTTAGCTACCTCGGAACCCCATACTGCGCCAACGATAGCCGCGTCCCAGCTTGATAGGTACTCCTGTGCGAACAAGGCGTTGCCCACTGTCGCACCGTACTCTGCTATCATGTCCCTGCGCTCTTGTATCAATTCCTCCCGTGTGAATACCGCAGTATCGTGCGCTCCTAACAGATGGACAAAAGCATCGGGGTTACCCTTGTTGGCGTTGAACCGGTCGTAGAAGTGGTTCTTACCCCGTGTCGAACTGATGTGGATTGACCAACCCTTAGACTGCAGTAGCATTGGACGGAAAAAGCCAAAAGCCGCTGGGTCCGCCAGTGCTGCTTCTGACATGACTAGCCCTACAATACCTGACCCCATTAACGAATTGAACGAATCGCTTCCTACCAATTGTATATTACTGCCGTTCTTCAGTTTTAAGCTCATGGACTGGTTGTCTTTTTTCTCTATGATTTCTGGTGGGAAAGCGTCGTCGATGCGGGTACGCCCTGTCGATGGGTCCATACCTTCCCACAAAGCCTTTCTAGCTGACGAAAAAAGGGGTAGGCAGTAAAAGTATGACCCCACCCGTTGCAGCGCACGCACGCAGGTAGCGTTTAAAGCTAGCGAGTCTTTGCCACTTCTTCTATGATACGCAAGTATCAGTGTTTTCTTTCCCTGCTCGATTGCCTCCCACGCCTTCATCTGGTGCTCTCTTGGCCTCCAGCCGTAGGCGGGGATTGTTATCTTATTTGTCATGCTACAGTCCAGTTAATCATCTTCGCTTTCATGCCCTGCTCGCGCAGTAGGTTAAGGCCGTAGTCCCGGCAGACGACTTGCTTGCCTGCCAAGCCAAAGTTTTCGGCTTTTAGGTCGGTGAAAAAGGCCGGTATCTTATAGCTTCCGGCCGGAACGTCTGGCACGTACTCTTGTATTAGCACAGAACCTACCTGGCTGATGGTGTGGCAGGCGGCGAAGAACGAGTTTATTTTGCTCACGTACTGCACACTCTCCCACACCGCAAACTCCTCCATGTTCGCCTTAACGCCTGCCGTGCTGGTAGCTACCTTAACCACCAGCTTAGGGTCGAAGGCGTTGCGGAACACGGTGCGCGTACTGCCTTCGCCCAACTGGCCCCCGCACAGAAGGTTGAGCCCCTCCATTTGGGCCAGGTCCGAAATCTCAAAGTGCTGCATTTTATACGCTGTGTACTTCGTACTACGCGCAACACGTCTGGCTAGCGCCGTTAGCCTCGGCCACCTCTGCTGGTGTGCCCCCGCCAGCTCCAGCCGTGTGGGTGCCCTGGAGCACGACGGGTGGACATGGCTCAACCCAGACCTGGGTAGTGGTGGGGCAGCAGGCACCAGCCGCTGGCGTAAGCGTAAGCGTCCAGTACCCGCGCACCATACCGGCCACCGGCACGACGCCTGTAGCGGGTAGCGTTACGGTGGCCTGTCCAGCCTTAGTCAGCGTGGCGGTGTGCGACGACGGGTAGATTAGGTGTGGGCTTTGTGGTGTTAGGTCTAACATTTCGTTTCCTGCGTGTGAGTTTAGGCTTTCGGCCTGTTGCTGGGTGAATGAGCTGATGGACCAGCCATGAGAATGGGTTCATAGGGCTAGGCGCAGCACTGCCTGCACCGTCAAGGTGAGCAACGCACCAAGGCCCACGCCTCTGGCTGCCGTGCAGCACGGGCATTCAGTTTGCGTAAGCCGCACCAGGAACTTGCCTAGGGCGCGGAGCGGTGGGAACGCACCGATGTCACAAGGTGACAGTTTATAGAGTTTTAGGCGTTCGTACATCTGATGTCCTTGCTAGAAATTCCGTAGCGTCGACGAAACGCTTGGGGTTTTGCGCGACGAAACGCTGCGTGTGGTCGTAAGGGGAGGACCCCCCGCAATTGCACAAGACTCGGAACGGTCGGCCTGTGGTTAGGTCGTACATAGTATCTCCTATTTGTGGGGGTGTTACCATAGGGTTTCCTCTTTAGGGGTTACGTCTTCGACAGTTTCCAATGGCTCTGCCATCGGAACTGTATTTGAGAACTGGGTGATTTCAACACTAAATCCTCCAGTGTGAGCGACTTCGACTTTTTTGCTGTAGCGATCAACATTTGCCTCTAAGAGCTTGATTAGCAACGGATCGCTGTAAACCGTATCCGTACCGACTAACTCGCCTTTGGAGTAGACGTTCTTCTCGTAACCCGTTACGGCACGCCGGAAGGCTTCAGCCTCAAGGACGTAGCCAAAATCCTCTTTAGCTTGCTGTAGCTGCAGGGCAAAATCCGTGTCTTGCTCCGCCATGAGGCTGCGTAGCTGCACCACGCTAATGCCGCTGGCCTTGCGAGCAGCCAATAGGTTCCCGGTCTCGGCATAAGTCGAGAGGAACAGCTCGGATTGTACAGCTGGTGGGGCGAAGCTCATACCGTCTATTGTACCTTGCCTTGCAAGCGGTCGGCTACAAGTGTTGAATATCCAGCAATGTCGACCCACTGATCGACAGAGCTGGCGTTTCCGTTGATGATTCGGGCTATCTTATGAATAATCATACTCAACGCCTCTGCCATATCCGGCTCTAGTGTCTTCTTACGGGTGGCCAGAGCGTTATTGATCACAGCTTTGAGCTCTTGGCTTAGGGCTGCATGGTCTTTGAACTGGCCGTACTCCGCACCGCGTTGTTTGAGGATCTCATCGACTACTTGCATATCATGTTTCCTAGAT